TTGCCCGTAAAATGTTCCGCGAAACCTACAGCGCAGGAAACTATTTGCTCCGGGACATCCCGGAAAATCTTTGGAACGCCGCCAAGCTCAAGGCGATGGACAAAGGTATGAATCTCCGGGAGTTGATCCTGGACGCTATTCGGGAGTATATCGGTTAGTAGGCCCGCCGGGAGCCTATCCCGGCAAAAATCCGGTCACAAGTCCAGGCAGAAGGGAGGGAGAAAATGAAGCTAACCAAGACCCGCAAACCCGTGAACTATGTCGCAAGCACCATCTACGTCACGCCTGCGCAGCACGACTACCTGCGCAGACGAGCATACGAGGAAAGGCGCACCGCCGCGGGGATCATCCGCGAGCTGATAGCGAGAGAAATGAAGAAGGAAGGCCAATGAACACGCTCAAAGCCCGACCTAGCAATAGCGTCGGGCTTCTTCTTTCTCGCCTACATCAACCCTATTCTGACCGTTCAAAACCATCTCGTATTTTCTCCATCAGCGCCAGGTAATCTCGGTTTTCCTCCCTCACCATACGGTAATACTTCTTTCGACTTCTCGGTTTGAAATACTCACAATCATCAGCCTTTGTGGACCCCCAACAAAACCACCTATAATGTCCCTCGCGTTTGCGCCGACAAATTCCGTAATCATCACGTTCGAGACCAGGGAACCACTCGCATTGCCAACACCACTTCACCTACATCAACCCCATTCTGACCGCCACGGCCGTGATGATCGCCTGTCTCCGCGCCCTCAGCGTGTCGCGGCAGCAGTGTAGCTCCCGAGCGATGATGTGCTCAGGCAGTCGCTCATTCTCCGGCGCGAAATATCTGAGCTCGACATAGCGCCGATCTGCCTTGCTCAGCGTCGCCAGCACGTCCTCTATACCCTGCACCCACCTGCGGCGATAGGCATATCGAGCGTCAAGCTTCTCCAGCTGCAGAGCTTTTGTCTCAATTATTGATCCCCGGCCCCGTGCATGGCCCACTTCGGGTTTTGACTGCCGTTCAATGATGTCCTCGCGCTCCTCCGCGTACCTCTCGACGAAGGCCCGGTACAACGGATAGTAGCGCAGATGTTGCTCCACCGTGCGTTGTATGCGGGTTTTCAAGTATTCATCTGTCCTGGGCATTTCATCACCTCGCAACCTCGCAGGATTCGATCTCTATCTCCACTCTCGGATTCCGCTTGTCCACGCCCATGATCCTCGACCCGTCGAATGACACCACGTTGCGATCGTTGTCGATGATCTGCGCTTTTTCGAGGATGTCTGCAGTTGCCTGAAGGAGCCCGAGTAGATCTGGTCTGCGTCTGTCCGGCATCCAATATAGACACGTCATACGCACAGGCCCTGTGAATCTCTCTTGGCACGCCTTGAGCTGCCACAGACAGTCCTCCTCATACTGCCGATATTGCTTGGACTGGAGGACGTATGGCCTGCCTGTTCTGCGATTCCGTGCGATGGTCTGGTGGTTCTTCTTGGTGATTGGTCGGCCAGTCAGGACGATACGAGTCACAGCGCTAGTTAGCATATGGAATTCCCAGCTCCTTCCAGATAAACTCTACTTCACCAACGGCAGCGCAGGCTGTAACTCTGCCATACGCTTACGGATAATCTCGCAGTACTCCGGTTCCTTCTCGATCCCAATGCACGAAAAACCTTCCTGGATCGCTGCTAGGAAGGTCGTGCCGGAACCAGCAAACGGGTCGAGGACCGTGCCGCCCGGAGGAGTGATCAGACGGCACAGGTAGCGCATGAGTTTCAAGGGTTTGACGGTGACGTGATTGTTCTCTACCTTGCCGCCATGAGTGCGTTCCGACCGAGACGCTTTCGCAACATAGAAAAAGCGGCTTGCACCCTCTTGTTGCTCATCCAACATTCGCCCAGCTTCTTCGTCGAGTATTACGTTGGCGGGGAATCTGCCCTCTTTGTTGCTCGGCTGAAAGGCTGTTTGTTTCCCATACACACCCCTTTCATGGTTTGTAGGCTGGTACGCTCGTTTATGCTCACCTCCACTCTCAATCCTACACCCATCAATATTCAGCCCACCTGTACCCCACTTCATCACGTTTTCCGCAATAGTCTTTTCACTTAAAGGTTTTCTAGCAAGCACAATCGGCTCATTGGCGGGCTTCAGGGCGGTTCCCCATCCTTCCCACTCTTGGGCTTCTGGTGTAGCTGGGACTGTAATTTTGTTGTTTCCCTCAAAAGCTCCATAGGTGCCGATTTCTTTTCCGGCTCGCTTGCAAACCCCTATTACTTCTCGTTCGGCCCCCAACTTCTTGTCAATCGCCTTGCTAATGTCCAGGGACTTCGGGAAGCCAGAGCCGTAAAGCCACTGGAGGCAATCGCGAATCTCAAAACCTCCAAGCCTCAAGGAAATGCCCATGAGATCGACGGTCCTTGTGCCTGCAAAGCACAATATGTGACCGCCCGGCTTTACGACTCGGCACACCTCCCTCCACACCACAGGGCCAGGCACGAATGAGTCCCATGTCTTGCCCATGAATCCGCCGCCACGACGATAATAGTCGTCGCCAGCAAGCCAATGACGCAACACTTCTTCGATGTCGGGCTCGCGGCTCAAACCATAAGGCGGATCGGTAACTATCGCATCGACCGAATTGTCCGGCAGCTCCCGCATAACCTCAAAGCAGTCGCCCTCGTACAGCGTCCAGTTAGACATGGACTTCACCGCACATCCTCAGAACAGCGTCGGTCCTCCAGGTCCCTCTCCATCTGCCTGTCTGCGTCGCCTGCGACTACGCACAGGCTTAGGATCATCACGCCAAACATCCCGCCCAGCGTGAACGCTATTATCACTGCTATCCAGAACACGGGCCAACTCAGCATCAGGATCAACCCCTTTCTCCCTTAACCATTGCTCTGTGGCCATCCGTCTTCGCCCCTGCTCATCCTCGAACTCGAAGAACCTCAAGGTTCCGGGGACCGTACCGCACTCACGAAGGACCCTCACGCCAACACCTCCCCCGCACCGCGTCTATTGCCCGCTTCACAGCCTTGCCACTCACGTTCCCCTGGCGCCGCATCAGACCGAGGAGCCGTACCAATGCCCGCATTTTGTCTGTCCAGGGACGCTCTGACATCTACCGCTCCCTCCGTTCCCGTGCCATCCGCACCCGCTGGCTAGGCCCGTCCAGCCTCACCACATCACACATCTCCAAGATTCTGTCCGTGATCCGTTTCCAACCAGGCGCCTTGTCCAGCTCCTCTAGTGTCAGGTTCGAGGTGATCAGCGTCGGCAGCATGGCGTTGTAGCGGGCGTTCAGAATCACGAACAACCTCTCGGTGACCCATTCCGTGTCCCTCTGCGCCCCGAGATCGTCCAGCAGGAGCAGCTGAATCTCCCGCAACAGCCGCAGCTTCTCGTCAGAATCGCCGTTGCCGGGCCTCAGCTCATCAAGCAGGTCTGGCACAGTCTGCCCGAATCCCGACACGCCTCGACGCACTAGCTCCTGCAGCACTGCATACAGCAGGTGACTCTTCCCACACCCTACGGGCCCCACCAGCATGAGGCCTCGACCTGCCTTGCGGTTCTGTTCCCACTGCTTGACGTATGCAGCAGCCACATCAAACCCTTTCGGACACAGGCTCCGATCTGTCCGATCCAACGTCTTGCCCCGGAATCTTACAGGGATACGGCACTCTCTAAACAACCTCGCTAGCCTCGCCCGCTGTATCCCCTGTTCACGGCAGAGACACGGACGCATGGCTCTGTATCCATCCGGCCCTGTGACTGGAATCCAACCCGACCCATCACATTTTCCGAGGCTACAAGTAGAGGTCTGAGAAGTCTCGTCCCGGTTCCTCGTCAGATTCAGCTCGACCACGTTTGACACTCGTCCTCACCTCCTCGTAGTCGTCCTCCCAGCCCTTCGCATTGAGCCATGTAGCCGGGTAGGGGATGTATCGTCCGCTCTCTTTGATCCAGTCCCTAGACCTCTTGGCGCGCTCCAATCCCTCGATGATTTGCGCGAATAGTGCGTCATCCGGCGCGATCTTGACCCAAGCTCGCTCTGCTTGCCCCTTTGAACGTTTCTTCGGGTATTTCGCCCAAAACTCGTCAAAGCGTTGCTCTTGGGTCAGGCTCTTGAATGGCTTCCTTGGCGCGCTAGTACTATCTAGTTTCGTTTCTGTTTTGTTTAGTTTATATAATGCGGAAGCATTGTCGGTATGGTTGTCGGCACGGTTGTCGGCACGGTTGTCGGAAGCATTGTCGGAAGTGATGTCGGAATACATTGCCGGCAAACAATTCCCGGAATGTGGTGCCTGCAATTGTTCCGATAAAGGCACGATTCTGTATACCGCTGATTGACTACCTTTACGTGACCTCCATTGGATTCTGCCCTTCTGCTGTAGCTCGTTTCTGGCGTTTGTGACTGCTCTTGGTGATAGGCCGGTCTTAACGCTTAGTGTGGATATGGCTACAGCAAACTCCCTTGCCCATCCAGTTTTATTGCACATGTGCATCAGTGCGAACCATAATGCAATGGCGGATGTAGACATAGAGTTTGTTTCGAGCCAATCGTAGAAAGCGTTAATCTCCCGAATGTAGTTCATCCCGCACCCCTCGCAAGCACTCATCGGTCATGCGATCTCCTGTTCCATGCAAAAATCAGAATCTTCACGTAACAACCTCAGCGTGATACAGTATCACCGATCACTTGGCAGTCCGGCTCTCGATCGGCGGTCAGATACCTCTCGAAGCACCTCAGCTCTCGCTCGCTCAGCAGCCTCAGATTGGGGCAGGCGAATGGGAGCAGCGCCTGAACCCGTCGAGCGATCTCTGATTTGTATTCTGGCCTGCCTCGTTTCCTCACGACATCACCTCATTCTCCTCTATCCACGTGACCAGCTCGCCCGCCGTCTTCCTCACGCTCTCCCGCCTCCTCTCTGTCAAGCGCCTCGCGAAAACACTTTCCGCACTCTTCGCACGAATACTCGGGGCAATGATTACCCATTATCCCGGGAGGACAGCAGCCGTCGTCAAGCCAGCGCAAGATGGTCTCTTCCCGTCTCCGCAGCCTCTCGACCTCAGCCCGCAGCCTTTCCACCTCAGCCTCTGCCTTCAGAGCCCTCTCGATCAGGTCTCTCAGTAGGTCACGCATCTCTCCCACTCTCACACCTCCTCGCTCTCTTGTGGCTGTTGTTCTTCTCTGTCGGACACATCTCCAGAAGCAGGTCACGCAGAATGATTAGCTGCTCCCCACTCAACCTAACGTCAGAATCATCATCGTGAACCATCAGAAACATCTCTGTGTCGCCGTCGGGATCTTCCCTCTTTGCGCCAATCGCCAGAGCGTGTGGGTTCCAATCACTCAATGGAACCGCCTTGTAAAACTTGAACACTTAACCTCTCCTCTCTTCCCACGGGAAGGCGGCCCTCAGCTTTCGCTTCCTCGGGCCTAACCTGAAGGGGACCATGTTATGCGAGTTCATTTTTATTCAAGAACTCGTTGAGCTTGTCCAAGTCTAGGTCGTCGTACATGTCATTGTTTTGCTCGTTCTCAATCCGCTCCATCTCACTCTGCCAGCCACCAGACTCGAACAGAGTGCACAGTCTGTCATAGGTGTTTCGGTCAACAGCTTCCCAATTGATCTTTCCGTTTCGCATGACCTGAGGGGCAACCTTCTCAACGACTAGCTTAGTAACCTCATCGCCCGCACCGCTGTTCCTGACTATGGCGTAGAAGCGCTTGATTTGCTTTGGAGTGAGGTTGCCCGTCTGTTTTGATGAACTTCGTATCTTCTCGGCTTTCTCTATGAATTTGTTTGTCTCGGGCTTACTCCCGATCTTCTCCTGGAACGAATCGGGATCGTCTTTGTCTGTGGCGATGTTGAAGAACTTGAGCATGAAGTATTTCTCCGCGTAGGTCAGAGCCTTGCCAACGCCCTTCTCGCCAGTATCTAGCCCCTGTCCGTACCAAGGGCATACAATCGTCTCTTCAGGCTTCTCTGCATTAACCCAGGTGAACTCCATTTCCAACTCTGTCAGATGCTCTTTAACGTCAGCCTCTCCCTTGGGGTGAAGAGTGTGAGATAAAACACGCGGGACCAAGAGAAGCCCCAACTCGTCCATCTTGGCTCTAACTGCACTTAGCACCTGACTGCTGCCGCAATAGTTGTATTGATAGCCCTTCGATTCTTTCTGGAGGTACGGAACAGTTTTCCGCACCTCGATCAACTTCTGATAGATATTCACCCCTCACACCTCCTCTCGGTCTGTCCCGGTCATAACATGTATTGCGATCCGGACACCTCCAGCACTCTCCGCACATCTACACCACCGGCTTTACATAGAATTTGTCCGGCCGCTTGGTGGCTCTAATCGCCTCGACCGGCACCAGCTCACCATCAACTGTTACGACCGTCCCATCCTCCATCACGTCTACCAGCTGTTTCTTGAACTCCGTCCAGTCGGTCTGTTTTTTGACCCTGACGAACTTCCGCTTGCCGTTTTCCTCCAGCCATGCAACGAGCTTATCATCGTCCTTCTCGAACTCCGGCTCCTGCTTGCGGAACCCGACCGTACCAGACGGCGTGTCGAAAGACTTGCGCTTGCCACCCTCCAACAAAGTCTTGACGAACGGTTCCATCATGGCCTTGAACCAGGCAGTGTTCTTCTCCGTGTCTTCGTTGACCTTGCGGATATACTCCTGAAGCCGGAGTATCTGTCGCTTGGCGCACTCGATCTTCTGTTCAGCGTCCTTCTCGATCACCGCAACCTTGCGAATCGCCCAATCGAGCTTGTCCACGTTGTCGATGACGAATCTGTCGCTCTGGGCCTCCTGCTCTATCTCCTGGTCAACAAACTCCATAACGTCAACTTCTGGTACGCTCATTCTCAGCAACCTCCTTCAGTTCTGTGCTCCAATTCTTCAACCCGCTCCTCTAGCATCTCAGTGATACTTGACACGACCATACCTCCCCACTCTGACTATCCGAAACACCTCGCACCTAAGCCACTTGTAGAGGCAATACACTGCATACTCCAACAACAGACCTCCGTAGAAGACCCCAAAGAACATCAACCCCGCTCTGATACCGTCCACGTCCACCATCAGATATACCTCCGAATCACCACGGCGGTCTGCATTTCTATGTCCCTTTGGATCGCCCTAAGGTCCGCAATGTTCATCAGCTCGTTTGCCTCTCTACACCTTGAGCACAACATCTGCTCGAAGTCCTCTCTGGTGTATAGCTCGGTTCCACATCGCTTGCAGTCCCACGTATCCTCATTTGCTCTCGTGAGTCCCAAACACACGAGATCAACCAGATCATCGACTGCAGGATGATTGTGATGGGACTCTTCTACTATCTCTCGCACTAGAGCCTTCATCTGGGCGACTTCTGACGGGGAAAATATGCTCATGACACGGCCCTCCCTGCTGCGGCCAGGGCTTCCTTCTCGCTGACAAACAGTCTGTCCGCAGGAATCGAATTCATAGTCCGTTCCACCAGATAGCGCTCGTCACGCCCCCACTTGGAATCGGACACAAAGACCATCGTCACCGTATCGGATTGTACTTTGCCGTTCGGATCATAGCCGCTTCCATCGCACTTCGGGCAGGTGATCTTGGTGGCGTCGCGAAGCTGAACCTGTCCCTTGCCGTCGCAACACTTGCACGGGTCGAAGAAAAACACCCTGTCGCCGACGCTGTATCTAGTGTCGATCCTCATGCCTTACCCCTCCTCCTTGGTCAAAAGTAATATGACTAGCGGTGCTTGACAGCCTCTCTAATATCGTGTTCGGTGACCTTGTAGAGCTTTGCCAAGCGTGCCACTAGCGTCGGGCCGGGGTTTCGACTTCCGCTTTCAATCTTGGCGATCATGTTGAGCGAATACCCCGTTTTAACCGCCACCTCGAACTGTGTGTATCCAGCCCGTTTGCGTAGCTCTTGGAGTGTCAATATGTGCACCTCCCTTCGGCTTGATTATACGACATTATGTAGTATTACGACAATGTGATATAATCCCCTTGTAACATGATATACGACTATTACTGGCGGTTGTCAGAGGTTATTGCCATATGGCTTGGCGTATCGGGGAAATGCTCAACATATCTATGACACAGGGAAACGAGAATACTCGACTTTGACCAATTCTGACCAATAATATGTTTGGTGTAGATGCGCATACCGCTCACATGTCCATCAATATTTCTCCTGCTACAGCGTTTGGGTCGATTCTAAGGCCTCTAGAAGGCTCTGTACGGCGTTTGAGCAAAACCAATACTTATGACATGCGGTTGTGTGTGATCGTTCGATGTGGGCCAAACTGTGAAGCCTGGTGAGGGGATTTGGGACAACCATAAGTACAAAACAAAACCCCGGCACAAAAGCCGGGGCCTGGACCAGACTCGTAGCACTAAACATTCAGCAACCGCCGAGTACAGAGCGAAGCGCCGTCAAAGTCTTGCTGGACACGAACGGCGCTTCCCAGCAGGTGTATAGTGCTACTTTCGGATGCAGCACCATGCATAGTTATTGTATCTCATTTTTCCCAAAACCGCAACCACTTAGGGATGGACAACGTCCACGGTGTGCTGATCTCCACGAATACCTGCGGAGCCTTTTCTGTCCTCATAGCCCCGCCAATGCTGACACACCAACCTCGCAGGAATAGCCAGTCCGGATACCAGTTGAGGCTGAGCTCGTAGCGGGCCAATGGCTTCGACACCCACGAGTACCGGGTCTGTATGTCGAGGGTCAGATATAGGTTGCTCGCCAGCTCGTAGTCGAGCGTTGAACCCGTCCGGATCTCGAGTACGCCCGCGTCGGCGGTTATACCGTAGTTCTTTGCGCCTGTCAGACTGGCGGCCTGGCAGGTGCAAGCTATCAACACCAACAGAGCCACACAGATGATGGATATACGCTTCATGGTAACTCCTCCCTCTGCTCCCACTCGGAAGGGAAATCGAAACACAGAATCTCCACTCGTCGCATCACCTTCTCCTACGCCTAGCAGCGTTGCGAATGTGCTGTTGGCTGTGGTCCATCCGCTCGGGCTTCACACCGCAGGCGGCTAGGAAGATGTCGACGAGGTCTGTGAGTTTCCCGAGACGGCACCAACCCTCTTTAGCGCTTCAAACTCACCTGAGGCAGCGAACACCGCTATGATCGCCTGAACTAGCGCACCGGGCCACGGTGTGCCTGCCTGCGTAGCGGCCAGCACCATGCCCAAAACACCCAATGCCGCGTTAGCCAGCCAGATCAGGCCGGGGCTGCCCAAGAGAGGCTTGTCCCCAATCTTGATTCCCTTTAGCACCTGCAATAGCCCCATCTGCGCTGTGGCCCAGGCGATGGTGATCCCGCCGAACGTGACAACAAGCCCTTCCCACGGATCGCCGTTCTCTACGGCCTCCGCAGCCAGCGCGACCGTCGCCACCAGTGCCAGCATCGCCAGCACCACTAAAACGTAGACTATCCCTTTCCGGTTTCTCACTTTTCTCAACCTCCAAAGATTCGTTTGATATAGCCAAGCGTCTCCTTGGCATTGCGTTTGCCAGTCACTTGCTCAAGAAACTGCGAGGCGAAGCCCCACGTCTGCCACATGCCCTCCGGCTTGCCCGCATCCACCCATCGCTTGTAGTTGGCAGGCTTACCGTCTGCATGGCGTGCAAGCTCAAGCATCTTGTTGACGTTGCCCCTGCCGCAGTTGTAGGCCGCTGCTGCAAAGATGAGTCGTTCTGTTCCCTCTGGTATCTCAGGAAACTTAGAGTAGAGGTAGGCCATGTACGCGCAGCCAGCCTTGATGTTTTCCTCGGGATTGAACACATCGCCCTTGCCCCATTCAGCCCATGTCGCATCCATGAACTGAAAAAGGCCCTTAGCTCCTTTCGGACTAACGGCCTTCGGGTTTCCCGAGCTCTCTGCAAGCATCTGATTCTTCAGCCAGTGAACGTACTGTCCGAGTCCATACTTCTCTGCGTAGAACTCGATCAGCGAGTCGTACCTGTTCTGCGGGTTCACATCAATCACCACCAAGCCAAAACCCAATGATCGCCAGAACGACGGTTATTAGGGTCCCTAGTGCATATCTGGTCGCCCACTTTTGCCCTTCCTTGATCTCGGCCACATCCTCCCTGAGTGACAAAAACCGCTCTCTGTCAGCGGCTTTCGTCTTCTCCAACTCACTTATTCGTGATTCGTGTCTGTCCACAGTCACTTCCAGCCTTGATACTCGCTCTGTCAGTTCAGCCATAGACATCACCTACCTGCCCATCATACTCGACAACCTAGTCTGAGTAACGAGCCTGGACCGAGGCATCGCACTTCCAAACCTGAGCGAACTGAGTCTCGACTGAGGCATCGCACTTTTAAACCTGAGCGAACTGAGTCTCGACTGAGGCATCGCACTTCCAAACCTGAGCGAACTGAGTCTGCTAGCCGAACCTATGCCAGCGGTGTCGAGGCCCATCATTTGTCTTATTGTCTGCGGCAAACCAGTCGCATGACGCTCCAGGCTGGTCTGCTGTCTGAGCTGCCTTTCGCGTTGTATGTCGGCCTGTGTGACCATCGTGCGGAACTCCTGCCGTAGCTGCGCCTGCGCCTCTCTGTAGGTCTCGATGTCTCCGTCCAGATACGCGTCTATAGCCTTGGCCCGCAATTCCGAATACCTTTTCTTCGTCCTCTCAATCTCCCGGTGCTGCTTCTGCCGCTGTTCGGACTCGACGGTAGTGCCAATCAGATCACGGATCGCCTCTCCGGGCGTGATCTCATACATCAGCCGCCCGCGCTCGTCGTACCGCTTCCAGTCGTTGACCGCATCTTCTATGAAGCGAACCGCGGCAGCATATGCGTTGTGACCAGGTATGAAGCTCTTCATGTTCTTGATGAACTCGTTCTTGGCCGCTTCGATAAACTCCGGATCGGCATTGCTCGCCGCACCAAGCAACCATCTGATAGCGCTGGACGCCGCGTTCACCGGAGGCGAGCTCGTTTCTCCGGTGATCAGCTTCACTGGCAGGAAGTCCTTCACTACTTCCTCCGGTCTAGTGCTCTTGAAGCTCAGGCCGGTGAGTTTCTCCATGAGATACGCCACGCCGATCATCGAGACGATGGTCGAGGCTATCCTGTGCTTCTGTACGCTGCTACCTTGCTCCCACAGCAGGCGCATGAAGTTGACCGGCCACGAGGCATAGATACCCACCATTCGGCCCAGCGGGCTTTTGAACAGTATTGGTGAGTCGATCCCCATCAAGAACTGAGTGCTTGCCGCAACCTGGTTGCCATACTCGACCGCCTCTGCCAGCGACTTGCCTTCGTCTAGCGCCTGCAGCGTACCTCCAAGATACGCATTGGTCACGTTGTCGATGTCCGCTTGCCTGAACAGGAAGAACCCATACTTTCTGCTAGTTCCCATGACCTTCTGCATGAACTGATACTGCGCGTCCAGCCCCTCGAGGTATTGCCGATCCTGCACTACCCAGCAGTATTTCAGCAGCTCCTTGCCTGTTTTAGTGTGCTTGGCTACTCTAGCCTTCGCCCAGTATTTCAACCCCTGTCCGGGCTTCTTGTCGAGGTAACCAATGGTCAGCGATTGCTGCGTAAGGTTCTTTAGCGGTGCTGAGAGCGTCCATGCCATAGTGCCCTGATACGACAGGTCTGCAAGGAATGAGCTTGCGGCTTGCGCAGGTCTGCCCTTCAATTCTCTGCCAAACGGCTTCAGGACGAGGTTGGCGACTTTCCTGATCGCCTCATTTGCAAGCCGCTCTTGCAGCGCAGGTCTGCCGAGTATGGTGTTTACCCACTGCTCGTAGATGAACCGCCTGTCTGGGTGCATCTCGTCAACGAGCGGTTTCACGCGCTCAATAACCGGATTGAAGAACTTTTCCTTCGCGCCTTGCCGCAGGTATGCGAGTGCGATGTTTAGCGCATCCGTCTCTCTTGGGTCGAGCTCTCCGCTCCTGTGCATCCTCGCAAAGAACTCATACTCCTGCGGCAGCCCTCCGGCAAACGCGGACTCGATGTCGCCAGCTTGTCTAATCCACGGTGAGTATTTGTGGTGGAACTGATCAGGATTGATCCCAAACTGCTTGAACAACGCTGACTCCGGATTCTCACCATAAAACTCCTTCCGCATCCGCATGGCAGCAACGCTTTCCGGCCCTTCGAGCGGCAGCTCGCCCTCCAGCATGAACGTGATTCTCTTACGCGCCTGCGGTTTCTTGGCAAACGGCTTGAAGATGTCGTAGAGAATACGTTCGTACTCCTTCGTGAACCGTTGATACTGGGTAGTCGCCACCCGCCACGGCCGCACTATTGGCTCACCGAAAAGGTCTCGCACGACTGCAAAGTGTGCCGCATAGTAGCTCGGCTGCGATCTCAGCATGGCCCTGATTTCATCCGTAGGCTCCGGTATGTTGGGCACAAACACCTCAACGCCCTCGACCGGCGACCTCCACCACGCGCCGACTATCTCCGGCTGTCCCTCTGCGTTGGGCACGACTATCAACGTCAGGTCATCGGACTCCTTAAGGCTGAAGTCGATGGTCTTGGCCCTCTTCTCCAACTCCGCAGCGGCTTTGCCTTGCGGCACCGCCTGAGCCACCATCTGCTGCGCCTGTCCCGTCTCCTTCGGCCATATCCATACTTCCGACACGCCTTCGGCTCTCTGTCTGATCTCCGCTGTCGGGTCCACGACAGGCTGCGCCGAAGCCTCCGAATTGTTTACTGTGGCTTCACCTGGTGGTAGCAGTTCAGCGATTTCACCTGTTATCAGATTGCGTTTTCTCTTGATCGCTATGTTCTCGGGATCAAAAACTATGTACTGCTTCGCCTTACCAAGTATATCACCAGAATCTTGTATGGTGTTGACGATAATCCCGTCATACCCAAGCCGTTTCAGTATATCTTGTGCAGGGAAAGCTCGTTTAGATTCAGCATACGCATTGAGCAGACTGTCGTTGTACGACTTCCACTCTGGCACCAGGCCGGACCGCTCCCGCCACATGGTATGTATCACATTCTCATCTGTGATACCCTTAGACACTGCATAGTCATGGAAGTTCATCATGCGGCTAAGATCAACTGGATCGCCGGTCTTGTTGGCGATGAATTCAACCACTTCGTACTCGTCATCAGCATTCTTAACTACGTCTTTGATACCCGGGAAGAAACGCTCGAGTTCGTCGAGTTCTTCCTTGCTGATCTTGCTAATATTCAGTGGGTGCCTTAAGTTGATCTCTGCTTCGTAAAGCGTAGGCTTTCTGGTCTCATCGAACACGTTCTTGATGTCAAATGACCATGCTGCAGTAGTGGCAATATCGGGACTTTCCGAAAAGAAAGCCCCAAGCCTGGCATCCCGCGCCCCTGTGCTTGTGCCGAGCTTCTCAGGGTCTGTTATGAAACGTTCTATATCATCCGTTGGACTGCCATGATACACAGTCACCTTCACCTGAGACTCAGGGAACACTGAAGGCGTCGCAGGCAGCTCTTCAGCCGGTCGTGGTTGCTGCGCTCCTTGTGTCGGCTGCTGAGCGGTTTGCGCCTGAGCACCAGCCGCCCCCTTAGCAAGGAACTCCTCTACAGGCATTATGACTGACGGCTGTTTCCCGGCCTCACGTGAGTTGATCCATACCCCCCTCTCATCTTTGACGTTTAGACGTTCTAATTCCTGAGCATATGCAGCTATAGCATCCTCTAAGGTCTTGAACGGGATCAGCTCTATCGTCTCATCTGATGTTCCCGCCTCCCTACGCCTTCTGATGATCGCACCTATGTCACTATCCTCAACAAGTGGCTGAAGAACAGCGTAGTCAAGATTACGGGCCACTTGTTTGCCTGCAACTATACTCGACTCGTTGTAGAGTTTGTTAAGCCGAAAATCAAAGCCACCTTCATCAATTGGCTGAAGTTGGTTCCTGCGGAACACTGCCAAGACTTCCCCGGTGTCTGGTGCATCCGTGTATTTGATAGAGTCATACCCCAGTTTTTCTAGCTGTGGGACAATGATGTCACGCCATACCGGCTGAAATCTCGATTGAGTGTTTATCCACCAATACATCTTGGTTCCAGGCCGTAGTATAGCCTCTGCGTCTTCGTTTCCCGTGGAGTCCAGCGTCGAAAGCACCTCGAACCCCTTGTCGGTGGTTAGGTCTAGGGTCTTTTGCACTTGCGGGATATATGCCTTTACTCTTGATTTGGCTTCATCCACGCGCCCGCTTCTGACCAACCTTTCGTGTTCAAGGTCATCAATCGTGCGTCCGCCAAGCCCGTAGTTGGTTGCTACATGTGGGTCCTTGGTCAGCGGTATCAGGCCATACTGCCGCAGCTCTCCATCTGGTTCAGCCCTGAAGTAAATGTCCATTTGGGGTCTCGCAACAAGTTGCGTGTTTTGCAGAACTTCATCAACATCAACAGACCTCCAGCTCGCATCAGGGAATAAACGTTCCCCAGGTCGCATCTGCTCGTCCATGTCCACTGAAGGCGTCGCAGGCAGCTCTTCAGCCGGTCGTGGAACCGACTCAAGAGTCCTGCCGAGCTCCTGCTGTTCTGGTATTTGCCCTTTGGGAACCTTCGGTGTTTCCGTAGCCTCAACAACAGGCGAGAATACATCGTTGATCCGCTTCCAGAACCGTTTGTACGCCGCGTCGGCCTTCTCGGGATTGACGTTCTTGTTGGCTGTATATTCTTGCAGGTCTCGTTTCATCTCTACATAAATTCTGGCGGACTCGTAGTCCACAGGGCCTCCGGCAATCAGCCTGCCTACGGCTTCATACAAGCCTTCGGCGAGGATGTCCGGACCCAGCTCCATCAATAGCTGTTGCTTATCCACGACAAAAGGCGCGACGGCGATGGTAGAGCCTACGTTCTCCCCGATCTCTTCCACGAACGCCTCAAGCGCAGGATGCAGGACTATGCCAGCTTTCTGCATTGCGGCCTCGACAAGCGTGTTTCCGATACTGCCGCCAGCCCACATCAGCGCGCCTCTAGCAATGCCCGCAGCTCCAGGCTTGTACTCGTCGGGATACAACGCCTGCCGCATGGTTTCGACCGTCGCACCTTTAAGCGCGGCATAAGGAGCCCGCACTGCGAACTTCTGCGCCAGCGTCGGCAGCTTCGATATAGCTTTGCCCGCGGCCTGCCCGGCCTTGGCTACCTGAGGAACTTTACCGGCAGCAGCCAGCGCGGGTCCGAGCAACAGATCCGCCATATAAAACTGGGCGGAAGCGCCGGTAAGCCCGCCTACGATGTCAGCGATGGTGTCTAGTGCAGGAATCCCAGACTCGGCATATCCACCATACCGTTCCCACAACCCCGGCTGAAAAAGGAAGCGCTCGCCAGCCCTTTGCACAGCTCTGGTCATGGCGCGCCCTCCAGTGGTCTCTTGGGCCACGTGTGACAGCGCGGCAGGGGTGAATAGCCACTTGAGTATATCGCCTGCTTGTATTGGCCGCAGCGACTGCTGCGCCTTACGCCGCGCCTCTGCTATCTGTTCAGCAGAAGGTGGTGCAAAACTAACCCTTGCCATAGTGGTCACATCCTAACGAATCGACTGCTACTTAGCCCCTCCACTGGTTCCGTCAGGAGTACGTGGTGCTACGGGAAATCGTGACGATAACTCATCTATTTTTCGTTCGAACTCTTCAATTGTCTGCTGAAGCTCCTGCCAGGCCTGGCTAAGCTGCATTGCGCTCCAATCCCGTATGCCGCCCAATATCCTGCTAAGAGTCCATCCACTTTGACCAGTCGCAGGATTGACTGCCATGCCCTGGAACAGTTCCATGTTCAATATGTCGTTGATCATTTTCATACGATCGGTCTCCCAGGTGCTTACGCCTCCAAATTGGTACTGATCCATAAGACCAAGTGCACTCTTCTCCCAATCTGTGTTGGGGTGCATGTAGAATGATCTCGCATAGTCCTGTATGGCATTCCAGTTTGCTGCACTCTGCATCCCCGGCCTGATATACTGAGTGACCCAGGTTGGGTCATACCCCTGGTATCCAGCACCTTGGAGGGCTTCCCCGAGTTGTGGCCCGTAGACCATGAGGGCGTTGATTATGTCTCTATGAGGAATATAGCCTTTTCTAGCGGCATTTCCCGAAACAATGTCGTAGATTAAAGGTAGAATCTGATTGAACTGATCTGCAATCTGCTGATCAGTGAACGACCTTGCAGGCATGAAGTTGTCAGCCATGTTAATCACTCCTTAATAGGTTTTTGTGTTCATATTCAGATCGTCGGTAGATACGGGTTCTTCATTCCAGCGATTCCAGCAGGCGGCCCTGTGAATGAGAAACCCGAGCCAGGGTTAAACGTTACAGAGCCAACCCCTTTAGGCACCGAAGTCTGATCAAACACCTTGCCCATTGCTAAGTTACTTGTGTATGCGTCTATTGTTGGCCCCAAATTGGATACTGCGCCCATTGCTAAGTTACTTGTGTATGCGTCTATTGTTGGCCCCAAATTGGATACTGCTGCTTTAAGAGTCGGTGCTGGCGAACCTCCTATGTCAATACCCCACTTCTTGAATAGGCTTTCAGGGATGTAATGCGCTGACGCAAGTATGCCAAGCTCATACAATTCTCTCTGTTGCCTTAGCTGTGCAGCTTGGTTCGCCAGCATCCCCATCTGGTAGCTCGCTTGCAGATCTAGCCCCTGCTGCTGCAGATCGAGCCCGCGCTTTTGCAGCGCACTCGCCTTCGACTGCTCGACCAGCCTGTTTGCGTAGTCGATTATCGCCTGCGCCCTAGCGGCCTCAATATCCGCGGCCTGTCCCTGCGTGAACACATCGGCAGGCAGCTGTCCGTACATTCCCCGTGCCATCTGCTGTCTGCGCAGACTGTCAAGTGTCTGTTGCAGCATCCTGTTGTATTCAGGGTTCACCACGCCTGCCGCCCTAGGTCTAGCCTGCTCGAACGTCAGCACTTCCTCAAGCTGGTCGAGCGGGTCCTTGGACGTTCCGCTTGCCCCCATCGCACATCACCTTCTTTCCGAGCCTATGTCCGTGCCGCTCGTAGAACCGCTGTTTGTTCATGCTCATCTGCACTATCACATTACCATCATCTCTTGTCTCCCTCCCTTCGAGGAGGAACCCAAACGCCTCTGCGCACTTCAGCGCGTGAGTGTTGTGTTCTAGCACTCGTATGCGTATCAGGTCGAATATTTCAAATGCCTGCTCCAGGAACCTGAGTCCAGCAACTAGAGCGAATCCCCGCCCTCTTGGGTCAGGGATTGCGATTCCGCCTTCCGCTGTCCTGTTCTTCCAGTCTATGTTGAACAGCTCGCACCAGCCAAGGGCGTCAGGCCCGTCACGTATCACATAGACGATCTTCTCTCCGCCGACAGGAGGGTCAACAGAAAGTAGCCGGTTGAGTTCCGGCCCCTCATACCACCTGCGTATAGTCTGCAGGTCTTTCTCGGTTGCGGGTGTCAGCTGCATGTTTACCCCTTCATAATGAAGCACAAGGCGTAATATGGCGGCCTGTTCTCGTGAGCCTGTCCGCCGCCGACACTCGACGTTTTGGCGGTGTAACCAAAGCTCTTGTCAAGCACCGAGCCATTGAATATCACACCACCGCCGTTGGAGCGGTAGTCGGTGTAGGTATGCTCGTGCGGCGGAATCTGATCCACGGTCAGCGTAACCTGTGCCGCACCGCCTGTGGCCCCAACCGCGTAGCTGCTGCCTGCACCAACGATGAACCTGTCTCTGAGGTCAGGCGTCCCGTTCTGGCCGTTGCAGAGATACCAACCGGGCGGAATGTTGTTGACAGAGCCACTCCACATGACTATGACTCCTCTGGGAAGCAGTTCGTTCAACTGCTGTATAGTTGCATACTCACTTCCATGCTTCCCGTCAAGCAAGTCAGCATCAAACCCAGAACCGGCACCATCGGCAGCCTTGACTGCTGCTACAGCCTCAGCGTCAGTGTATCTGGCGTGGTGAGCGGAAGCATCGCTCTTGTGCGCGTCAATGTCAGCTGCCGTAGCCGCACCTATCGAAGCTGGCGAAATAGGGTCAGCACCGTCAGTAGCGTGCGCACTCGCATGAGGCCCGGGTGCGGCTATTCCTGTAGCGGTAATCACGATCTTGTTCTGACCGGCAGACACGGTAATGCCCGTTCCGGCCTCTACTGAGAAATCGCCAGTCTCGTTAGGCTGCACGTTGTTGATCTTCTTGATCGATCCCGCCTGTCCATCAATGGCTCTCTTCGCCGCCGAGAGCGTGATCTCTGGATCGCTCTTCCAATCAGTGCTTCCCATGATCGCCCTGATCCTGTTTGCCAGCCTACCCAACAGCTGCTCGATCCTCCCCTGATTCGACACAGGGCTTTGGCTGTGGTCTATGCTCATTGTCTGCATGTTCTCGGAGCCGATTCCGCCGGGACTGCCATCTCTGAGAGTCTTGCTGGGGTCAAGCATGGCAAAGAGATTATCGAAATCGTATTCTATCTGGTCAGGGCCTGCGGTTCCTTTTGAACGCTGGCCCTCATCAGCACTGAATGTTCGCTGTGGAAATCTAGGGTTCTCTATGCTCATAGCCTCTCACCCTTTGCTCTGATCGGTCTGAATGTTAACGCGAGTCCGTAAACCGTGGTCGGTATTCCAGGCTGGTTGTTGGCAATTTGCAACTGCACCCTGTGCCCGCTCCCGCCTATACGGCTGCGGGTGGTGACAACCGATCTCCAGCCCCATATTTCTCCCCACATATCGCCCCAGATGAACGTATCATAGACGCTTTTCTCGATGATCTCGTAAGCCGTCACGTCGTCAACCTTGATTCGCAAGGTGATCTCGCTGGTGCCCTCTTCCGGCTGTCTGAACCCGATGAACAGGTGAAACAGTTTCTTTTTGTGGTACGGCAAGTCGAGGTTGTAGGACTTCGTAAGCACATTCATCTGAGGCGCAGCGCCAGTGTAATCATCCGTTCCTGTGTTCATCTTGAGTATATAGCCCGCTGTCCCAGCGAGTATGTCTCCATTGAGCCTTCGGCACCAGCAGTTGACGAACAAACCAGTGTATCGTGTGAACGCACCAAGCTCCCAATCATAGACAAGCACTCTGTTATTCCTCTGAGCGGCAGGGTCGTCACAGTACGCCAACATCAGCCTCTCATTCACAGGGTCATAGACCATCGCGGCTTTCTCGGGCTTTATGATCCCTCGGATAACGCTCGTCACCTTGCCCTTGGCGAGGTTCAGGACCATCTCCTCAGAAGGCGTCACCTGCATGTTGTAACTCAACATAAACGGAGGAATGGTATACAGCCCGCCAATCCCCAAGAACGTTAGCGAGTTCTCAGTGTCGGCTATGGCCTGATTCGAGATCGTGCCCTGACCTGTAGGCATCGGCTCCCACGTCGCGTCTATCTCAGGGTCAAGCCCTCTGTAGACCCACGGCCTGTACTTGTGGAACGCGAGCAGCGCATCACCGAACACCCGCAGCGCATGCACTGGCCCGTCGCCGCCTGTGGAGGTCAGGACGTTCGTCTGCTTCCAATTGGCAATCTCATTCGGCTCCGAGTAATACACTCTGTCAGGGTATTCGGAATCGCCAGCCGCAAAGAACCTGCCTGAATGAGGGTGCCTCACCAAAAACCTGCACCGTCTGATCGGCGCTAAATCCACACTCGCATTGAACGGCGTTCTCAAGTCCTCGTCAGGCGTAGTGTCTTTGAACACCGTTTCCGTATTGTCTTCGAGTACGCCGACTAGATAGAACACTTCTCCGTCAGCCCTAGTGCGGTATAAATGCCTAGCAGTAGTTCCGCTAGGGCCAGTGGGAATGTCAGACCACTCAAAATGTGCCACTTCATCTTCTTCATCAACGGTAACTTCAACAGCGTCAGACAGCGGCGACTCACCCATAACCTCATTCACGAACGAGACGGCAAACTTGTACTTGCCGGAGCTAAATGTCTTTAGCTCGCCGCCCTTTTGGATACTCGGCGTAGTACTAGGTGCACTTGTTTGCGCCACTTGTTGCACTGTGCTCCCGTTGTAATACACGAAACGCTTACCATCAACGTAGAACAATTTGTCCTTCCACACCACGTAGCCTATCTGTGTCGAGTTGAGGTTGTCTATGACAGTCGCCTTCCCGTCGTCATCAATAGCACATAGGTCTGTCTCTATAACCGCCAGGAGCTGTATGGAACCGTCATCCCGCGGCCATTCAATGATCTGGTTAACGTCGTTGTTGTACGGAACGTCATTGAGCGCAACAGTCCCCTTACGCTTGCTAAACCCACCACGTTCAGACAAGTCGATGTTATCAGCGAGCGTTAGTTCATTGTCTGCCATCAGGTCGGGTGCAGCATCAGCATTCCATCCGCCCCTGAAGTCCGGGTATGATTTCAGCATCTTTGCCATAGTGCTTCACCTATCGAATGACTCTAATCGCAGAAGGCGTTCTCTTGCGCCTGAGCATCGTGTAGGCTTCTTTCGCCTGCGTTCTGAACAGTTGCATGTGCCTGATACCATCGGGGTTCTCGTCATCATCCATGAGCTTCCACCAGGCAATGACATAGCTCTTTATGGCATCGTCGAATATCGGGTGCGTCTCGGGCTTGTCGAGTATGCCTGTAAGCAGCTTAGGCATCCTGCGGTAATGGATGTTATAGGTGCCCGCGTCTGCAAACTTGATCTTGCTGCCCATCTGCCAGTACCCGGTATAGGCCCTTCCCTCCGAGTCCTCGATATGCACGATGTTGACCAGGGTTTCGGGCAGGTCACACCAGGTATTGGCGGCGACATCTGCAACAGTTAGCACATCATAAACAAGAGCCATATCTGCCAGTTGGGATATAGCCCTGTTGATCGCCTCAAGTGCCTGCTCGTCGTCTATCGCCTCAGCGCAGTAAGCTGCTGCTGCTTCCTTGATCTGTATTCCCGTGAGGAGCCCCATCGCCCCTCACCTCCCTTTGCGGATATGACTAAGCCGCCCCGTGTAGAGCGGCTCTAACACTCTTCTGATTCGTCCTTCTGACCAAGTTCCTCACCCAATGCATCGTAAAGTATCTGCTGATACCTCACTCTCTTGGCTGCCCATTCATCACGTTTTGCCTCATACATCTCCTCGTGCCTCTTGCACTCTGCGATTCTCATGTGCAGCTCATCCACACTCAGGGTCTCCTCGGTCTCCTGAACCGTGATGACCCTAACCTGATCCCCGTCACGCACAACAGAAATGTTGCTCATTTGCCCTCTACCTCCTTGATCTGCTTGCGAATGTGCTCTCGAAAGTGTTCCTCTAGTGCAACCGCTGTATCTGCAACCGCTCGTCTGGCCTCGTAGCCGGTGCTATTGAATACAAAACTGCTCGCACCTGCTCGGTCGTGTATGATGATGACAGCCCCCAGACCCTGCTCGATCGCCTCAGTCAATCGGCGCAACTGCTCACTCGCCTCTAGTTTCATGATCTTTTCCAGATCAATCTGCATGTTCTCACTCCCATGAATCTTGAAACCCCCGAATGACTATGTGAGCCGATATACGGCCCTTCGTTGTGGTGGTGAATTTCACCCACTTCCAGCCGGTACCAGACACGGGTAACGCTGTCCCCTGACAAAGTTGAAACTCGTTAACACCTGTCCCCGGTTCCGAGAGATCGGCGACCTTTGTGTAACTACGGTTTTCGCTGTTACTGAACCACAGGTCAACACCCTTGGGCAGTCCATTGGCACCCGTATCGTCGAAAATACCGTAGATCAGGTTGTGTGTATGAGAATCTACTGACGTAGATGTCTGGATCTGTGCGCCGCCCGATTCCGTCGTACCCAGTGGGAGAGACAACGGAACAGCGTGCGTGTGTGTTCCGTTGGGTGGATTCATTATGACGTAGTGGCTAGTTGGCCCCCCGGACCCCGTAGTCGTCGAAGTCGTTGTAATTTCATGTTCGTGCAGTCCTTGGGACAAATTATAAACATAACTTTGACTGCTAGAACCGGTCGTCCCACTGATTGAAACCGAATCACTATCGCTACCCGAAAATGAATGGGCGTGATAGTCTGGAGTGCCCGCATATCCAGTGTTTCCTGATATGCTGATGGAGACTGTATCACTTCCGGAGAAAGAGTGACTATGTTGTGACGTTGACCATTTGAGGTCCGCCAGTGTGGCGCTGGCTTCGGTCGCCTTGTCATAAGTGTGAGAGTGTGAGGCGTGATCGCTCAAGTTGACTTTAATACTGGCAGCCTGCGATTCCACAGCTACAAGAGCGAACGGTATGATATGTTTATGACCCTCAATCTCCACATCGTGGCTGTGACTACCACCCGCCGACGATCCTGACGCGTACGCTCGATACCTCATACCCCTGGCCGTGATCCGCACATCGTGGATGGTCATGCCCTCGTCGATGTAGATCGGGATTTCCAGCGGGTGCGACGAATCGAAGCTGTCCATCACGTTGTAGGTGTCCACCACAGGCACCTGCTTGTAGTTGTCGGCCTCTATGACCTTTGCCCCGAGCTTGCCCGCATACTCCGCATCGCCCGTATTTGCGTCAAAGCGGAACATCACCTTACCGTCCGATTTGCGAACCCACGTCTCGCCCTGCGAGTCTATGTGGAGTGTTCCGCCTGAACCATTGACGTGCACTGGTGTAGAAGCCCCATCTACAATCCCCTGCGGATCGTGAAACGGCGCACCCATCGCATACCACGCCTGTATCTGCTCGGGCGTGGCGGCATAGGGGAGGATGAGGAGTTCGTCGATGAGGCCGTTGAGCCGCCTGCCAGACCCTGACGTCGGTGAGCCGATGCATGTGTCACCCGCTGTGCCTTTATAAGGCGTCGCGGTGCGCTCGACGTCAAGGCGACCATCAACGTAGATACGCTGCTTCTGAGCCACTTTGTCGTAGACGAACACGATATGGTGCCACGCGCCGTCGTCTACAATCGTCACTCCGGGCAAGTCATTGTCCCAAAAGCCCATATGTGGCCTGCGATATCTAATAACGAGGTGTAGCATCTTGTTGACTGTTCCCGATTCGCGTTGCTCAAGGATAGTCTGGTCATCGGCACTGTTCGATTCGCTGCACCTGACCCACGCGGCCACTGTGAAGGAAGTATCGTTGAATGGGATGTGTGGGTATCTCAGCGTCCCATCCGCCCTCGTCCCGTCCACGAAAGAGGTGGCGAAGGGTTTTTGTTCAAGTTGAGGCCGGGCAGCGCAATAAACCACACCTTCATTGCCCGAACCGAAGTTTATGCCAAACCCACCCTCCTCAGCGGCGGTTGTTTCGTTAGGTGTTAGTGCAGCAGAAAACCGCTGCCATTCAGTTGTAATCGTCGCCGAGATGACCTCACTGGCAATAGTGTGTAGTCCTCCAACTCTGCTGACTAGATTAAACCATAGATTTTTCGTTATCACCCGATCCGCTTTCAGATAGACAGACAGAGTATACTGCACGCCGCTCGTGAAGGCATAAGGATAGTAATGATACAGGAAGGTCGCATTCCCGGCTGTTCCCTGAAACACCTTCCCCATCACGGGGTCGTCGTACTGCGTTTCAGATTGCCAGTACGTGCGAGCGCCCCAATGGCTCCATTTCGACCAGTCTTGAGCAGCACCGCCTTCAGTTGCGATTTTGTTCGTCGTCCCTTCCTCCACCGCCACAGCCCCGCCGAAGCGGCCATCAGGACGCAACGTAGCCACTGCTCCGGACTCAGGTGCTGTGCCGTCGGTGCTCACCAACGAGCCGTCGAAGTGCCAGAGTTTCGCACCTTCGGGCTTGGTCAGTGGGATACCGGGAGCGGAGCCGCCGACGGTGATTGCGCCTGCTTCTATCTTCAACGCACCTAGATGGTCAACCGTTGCCACCTCAGCTGCAAGCAACAGGTGTTTGGCGACTTCGGCCTGCACTTCTGTCGCCCTAATCAGGCCGGTAGCAATCAGGTCGCCGAGAACGTAGACTTTGCCTGTCTCGGTGTCCACGGCGAACACAGACTTCATTTCGCCATCTACGCTGGTCAGAACTCGGAATCTGTCGGCGAGCATTGCGACCTCTGACTGGCCATCTTCGTCCACAGCCATGCCAATGCCAGCGATGACCAGCTTGCCGTCCTGACGCACCTGCACCTTCAGGGTGATCTCATTGCCTAGCTGCGTTATAGCGGATTCCGCAGTCTCGACACGCCCGTCGATGCTCTCGACTTCAGCCACCACAGAGGAGATGGCATTACCTTGCTGCGTTATTGTGCTCTCCGCAGCGGATACCCTGCCCTCCAGCACGTCCACGCTTGATTGGCTCGCCTTGGTGGCAATAGCTTGAGCGTTCTGTGTGATGTTAGTCTCAGCGGTTTCGACGCGCCCGACAAGGGCGTTGTAGTCGGTCTGCGATACCTTGGTCGCAATTTCTCCCTCAAGCTCATTTATCTTCGTTTCGGTGTATGTGACACGTCCGTCAATGCTGCCCAACTCCGATTCGGCCTGTGAGAGCCGTTGCCGCGCCTCTGACATCTGTCCGTCGAGATAGTCCACCCCGTCAACTGCACTCTCGATTTCCTCCATGAGCGATTCTGTCAGGTGGCTCGGCGAGACAATGTGTTCGGGTATGTCAATGATGTGCCACGCGTCTATTCCGCTGACAGTGACGTACTTAGCCGCAGACTCCTCTCCGGCCCCTATGCTGTCATATGCGACCGCAGACACCTTCCAGCTAGTCCTTGGCTCAGCGGCAAAGAAGTACGTTTTCTCTTCACAAACTCTCTGAACCGTCTCGCCCAGGGGCTTCTGCTGCTCGTCAACCTCTGTTATCGACAGGACAACCTTAACAACATCGCTCTCTGTGTCAGATAGCAGGACGGTGAAGCCGGAAGTGCTCGGCACAAGGGTGAATACAGGAGCAGACGGAGCTTCATTCTCAAGAGTTATGGCGGAGGCCTGCTCTGAATATATGCCAGCAGCATTGATGGACTTGATGTAGAACGTCTCGCTGCGAGTGCGCGCTGGCAAAGTAATCATGGTGCTGGTGCCTTGCCACACATACCCCTCTTCGCCCCAATCGGCATCTTCGCTCCTGATCTCGTACATGACAGCTCTCTTGGCACGATTCCATGCCAATATGATCTCTGTGCCGTACGAGCAATTGGCAGCCCATACAGGCGCATCAGGAGCATCATGCATCGATAGGACTTCTTCGATGTTGCCTATCTGCTTTGTGAACTTTGCCACAACAGCCTTTTCGATAGGATCAAGGCTGCCAAGCGAGGTCTTTCTTGTCGATTGCACTTCCTGACGCCTCATGCCTCGACACATCCCATTAGTACAACGCTATAATTCCTGTCGCAGTCGTTCCTGCCGCGAACACCCTCTTGACCGCTATCGGCAGCGTAGTGCCCGCGGCTATGGCTTGTTTGATTTCTACACCTGTCAAAAGCCCCATATACCATCACCTACAATTCACAGGCATGTCTCGTCACCTCGAAGTTGCGCTATATTGCTCTATCTGCTTTTCGGTTAATTCGAGTAGATCTCAGCAGATCTTAAAACACATCTTCGTCTCTTTGTTCATCGTCCTGCTCCACTTCCCAGACCCCCACTCAAAGTACAACTAAATGGCGCTTTACTTGAGCCATCGACCGCTGTGAGCATTGCCCAGTTTGAACCGCACAAAGTGTCGATCCATGTAGGACGGTACGCCTACGAGGTCGGTGTAAAGATACTCTCCGTCCTGAAACACTCGACTTCTGAATCCCACGTTTGTGTTCAGGTACTCAGGGTAGCCGTCTATTCGCATGATCCACGCCATGCGATCGGGAACCACCTCGTACACGTCAATGTGACGCGGTTGCGAGATGTGTGATTCTGGCGATGTGAAAATCAGACCTACGTTCGAGTCCGTCATCACCGAGGTATAGGACAACGCACTCATGCGCTCCGGCAACGTGTCCCTGTGGCCTGTACCCCGATGTATCCGAAATACCGAGCCAACTCCAGCCGAAGTGAGCGAGTCCGTTGGTAGAATGACGCACTCGGGGAAGAATAGCATGTAGACGTATCTCCACGTCTGGTCGCCGCTCCCGACCAAGGTTACACTCCTGCCATCATATGTGTAGACCCTGCATTGACTATCCAAATCGCCTGTGGCAATCCAGATCTTCTCCTCGTGCGGGTCCCACTGGACAGCGTGTACATGACGAATATGATCTTCTCCTACCGGTTCTGGATACCCGGTATAGTGAAACTTCCAGTCGATGAGACTCGACCACGTCTTCCCGTCATCGGTACTGCGCCATACATGCACCTTGTCCGGGCTATATCCTAGATACTCCCCCCAGAAGATGCCGAGAGGCGTTTCGGTGAATCCCTTCAAGTTGTAGCTTTCATAGTTAAGAGTCATCACCTCGGCCCAATTAGAACCCGTGGTGTCCGGAGAACGAAACATACGTGTCGTCTTGTCGGATAGAACAATGGCGAGCATTGCGCCGGTGTGTGTCACCAGCACTCCCCGTATCCGTATAGAGTCAGCGCCCTGGAACGTATACACGGCGGCCCACGTTTTGCCACGGTCATTACTCCTGACCAACGTAGGTCCTATGGCTCCCCATAAGGTGTTACCGTCAAAGAAGTAGAACTCCACGTCGGGGGCTTTATGATCCACCGACAGCGACAAATACCGAAACGCAGGCACTAGCTCAGCCATGTTACATCCGTCCTGCACACAATCCCTTCACCCGATGCAAAGGTCCCCGTTATACGCAGGCCAACAACCAGATACGTTGACAGGGGCAATGGCACAATAGCCATTTCACGGTTGTCATAGAAGTTTCGCGCGGGGTCACGTTCTAGAATGACATTAGGTGTAGCGGTGATGCCCGCTCCCGGATAAATGTAACAGGTGATGTTTCGATTAGCTTCTTTGGACACCTGAGACTCAAACGTCCAGACCCTGAATCCTCCTGGGGCTCGTACGTATACCAGGAGTTGATATCCTTGACCCTCAGCAAATGTCCCACTGACATCCTTAACCGTTAGGGTTACCAACGCCCCCTTCGCCCACGAGGGCGGATGTCGCAGAGTTGTGTTATAAAATGCGGTTCGTAATGACTCCCCGTGCACAGCCTGTTCCTCGAATCCGATACTCTGTACCTTGATGCTGTTCGTCTCTGAATCATAAGCCCAGGGCGCACTATCCACCGTTCGAAGCACCCAATTACCTGCATCGTCCTGCACGGCGGTCAATTGAACTGGTTCTCCTGTTGCCGGATTACTGCCCTTTAGTTGGACAGGAATCGTGTCGCCGGGTGCCATAGTTTGCCCAGATAGTGTAACCGGCCACGGGTCTTCCCCAGCTGCGCCCTGTTCAACCACACCGATGGTCGCGGACACTTCTCCGACGTTCAGGACTGCTCGGCCATCAGCATCTACCTGCAAAGGCACCCACTCACCTGCTGTGGTCTTGCCGTATACCGCTGCCTTGCCCGCACCTCCTTGGACCACAGCCAAGCGGTTCCCGTCCTTATCGACTATCTCTCTCTGTACAGCCATATCTGGTCACTCCTTTAACGCACAGGGCCACTAGGAAGCCCTAGTAGCCCCATGCGATGAATCTAACGCCGTCGATGTCCAGTGACGTGCCAACGGCGACTTCACCCACATTATTTCCAGCTCCGTGACTATGCGCGGCCAGTGCCGATCCGGTGAACTTGTACTTCATCGTCATCAAACCCCAACCGCTGTCATCTGAGATATTAGCACACAGACCATTCCCGCCTTGTTCGTCGTCGTAGTGCAAAGACTCACCAGCAGGTTGTCCAGCATGAGCCACGTACAACATCTGGTTCGGGTCAGTGGTTGCGATGAAAGCCCCCGCTCCAGTCGGCAGAGTGGCGCTCAGCCGCAGATGAACCGCGTCTTCGTTTTCGTCAAACTTGACCTCTGCGCCTCCGGTTGCCGCGGAAGCGTCATGGACTACGCGCAGCACGACGCCATCATCCACAGTGATGAACACGTCCGCTTGGGCCGTGTTGAGATTGCTACACAGATACGGACGGCCATCTGCGGTGTACTTGATATACACCTTATTGCCTCCAGGCGTTGCAGCCGCCGTTACTGCCTGCCCTGGCTTTCCGCTGACGCCTGCCCCCCATCCGTCTGAAGCGACGGTTCCGGCTGGTGTTCCTGCTGAAGCGGCCTGGTTGGCTCCGACGCCGGAGAGAACCTTGACCTTCTGGTTCTCGGCGTCATACTCGAACATATACCCGTCCTTGGTCTCGAAAAAGATCCCCAGGAGTCCTCTTGGGAAATACTCAGCCGGGTCGAAGTCCTCTCCGCCGCTTGGGTATGTGCCGCTGAAGCTAACCGTGCCGGTCAGGACTCTGCCAACCGTGCCGACGCTCCACATCGGGTTAAGCCCGGCACCCTGCCCGTTGTAACCAACACTAAGTGACATTTACCTCACCTACTTTCTCTTCTTGCCGGACTTCTTCGGCTGCTCCGGAACATCGGCCTCAGCCTCTGCCAGCGCCCTAAGCTTCTCCAGCTCTGCTTCGAGTTCGAGTATCTTGGCGTCTTTCTGTGCAACCTCTTCCGTAAGCTGCACAACCCTGACGTCAGCCTGAGCCGCAGGCGAAGTCGCCCTGTCAAAGTCCACTTCCGGCGTCCCGAACTGCTTCAGACCCTCAATGATCTTCTGCTCCGCAGGGTTGTCAGTCTGGTATCGCCTGCGCTCGAACCGGATCACCCTATTGCCCGAGATGATCTGGTAATTCGTGTACTTGGACACGTATTTCTTGAGTTCAGCCATGTTCACTCACCTTTCCGATACAAGAGGAAGCCTTTTTGCAGGCTCCCTCCACCGTATTCGCCAGTGTGTTCAGTCGAGTAGTCGAGACTAGCCGGTCACGCCATAGATAATCCCGTGGGTCTTCTCCAGCCGGACCTCCACGCCGAACTCGGTCTTATACTCGTCCTTCCAGCCGTCTCTGTCGTTCTCTTGAATGTTCGCCCTGAGCTTGGTGTCGCGCCCCTTTAGCGGCCTGAGCTTCAGCGCCTTCAGGTTCACGATGAAGCCCCAGTCGGAGAAGTATCCGTCGAGCGCATGGCTGTGGACCAGGTACAGACGGCCCCAAGGCGTAATCAGGTACTGCAGGTCCATTCCGTAGCTCTTGTCTCCGCTGTTGGTTTTGATACGGTCACCGGCCCAGTTGTTGATGACACCCATCAGGAACATACTACCGATCAGGAACCGGTCGCCGCCCTGGTACTTCCACACGTTCGGCAGAATGTTGTTGACGAGCGTGTTCTCGGTGAGTATGCCGTTCACGTTCGTGACGTTAGAATTGATGAAGTACCTCAGACCACCGGTAAGGTGGCGCTTGCTCACATCGTCAGCCTTTCTCTGGCCGAACAGCACGATGCGCTCCATGTCCAGGGTATGGGCTATGGCCTTGTCCTGGCGCAGCCGCTTGCGCTCGCTCTCGTTGGTCTCCTTGTCCTCAGCCGCGTCGGTCTCCGATTCGTCAAACGGCGTCCGGAGAATCTGCGTATAGTTGTAGAACTCATCAGGCTGGAGAATCTTGCTACGCGGGGCCAGAGAGTTCTCTTCCATCGCGTTGCCAAGCCGGATCACAAAGTCGTCATTTTGGAGCTCTCCGGCGCCGGATGAATTACCGCCGTAGTTGCGGATCACCGTCACGGTGTTGTTGTCTGTGTCCACCTCGTTGACGAACATGACCTCGTCAACGCGGCCGCAGTACAGCAAGTCCTTCGGTGCGAAGATGCTCGCGTCGTCCACTTTCAGCACATAGGCTTCGGTGTCATACCCATCGTCGTTGTTGATCTGGGTCTGCCAGACGTCGTTCATGCTGTCGAACCAGGTGAACCGCTTTGTCTTTGTGACCTTCTTGCTCAGCTTCATCAGCAGTGCAGCGAACTTATTGAGACCGTTTTTGGTCAGGTATCGTTCTATCTGTGGCGCGACATCAAAGTCCCGCCTCTCGTCAGAAATGTCAAATGTCGTTACAGCTGTGTGCTTGAAAGCCATGTCTATCCCTCCTAGATCCAAGTGAAAAGGCCCTGACCTGTTGAGATCAGAGCCTTGTTATCGAGTTGTATCAAACCTGGAGGGATGCTGATTGTCAGTCGTCGAGGTCGAACTGCTTGTTCAGCCAGTCTTGCTCCGTCGGACTCGTATGGTGCGCGGCGTCTCTGTGCCCGCCAATGAACGCGGCCATCTTCTTCTTGAGCAGCAAATTCTCCGTGGAGCTTGTCTCAGCGACGCTTCCCTTTGCGAGCTTGTACAGGTACTCAAACCCGTTCTGCTCGAACACGACTCTAGGATTCGTCTTGAGGATGTTCTGCATCTCGCGGGCGATCTCAGGAGTGATCTTGTCCTTGTAATCTTGCTCAAACTTTCGGAACTCCTGTTGTTTCATCTGCACGAACGCATTGATATTCCGCTCCGCGATCCGCTGTCTCTCCAGATTCACTACATATTGCTGGAGCTTGACGAACTGCTGAATATAGGGCTGCAACGTCTGTTGCAGTCTCTTATCAAGCAATTCATTTACAGCCTTCGGGCCTTCACTGATCAGCTTTTCGTAGAACTGCTCTGGAGTGATTTGCTCCTCTTGGGACTGTTGCTGCTGGGTCTGCTGTTGCGTTTGTACGATGTACGACGCCATGTTCTGCAATTGCTGTCTTAGCCGCGTTATTTCAGCATCCCTCGGGTCTGGTTGCATTGCCTGGTAGGGATACTGCTGGCCTGGAGCCTGCTGGCCGAAGGGAACCTGCGGGTTCATCTGCTGCTGCATCTGCGCCGCAGGGTACCCCTGTACCTGTTGCTGTCCGGGCTGGGTGTTCGAGGTGTCGGGCCTAACCTGACCGGTTCTTGCCTTGGTGAAGTCCGTCTGCAACTTCTTGTAGAGGTGTACAACGTCTTCGACGGTCTTATCCAGGTATTGATTCCAGTCAATGGTGAGCCCGAGCTGCGAAGCCAGCTCGTTGCAGCCCTTTACCAAGTCCTCAACGGTCTTGTATCGGCCTGCTAGCAACTGTTCGGCCTGCTGAGGGTGTCCATCAGCTTTCTTGGAAGGGTGTCCGTCTTCGGAGCCGTCAGAATCTTCAGTGTCGTCTTCAACGTCATCGGATTCCGCCGGGTATCCTTTGTCGGAGCCTCCCGCCTCTGTGGTCGTCCTGCTATCGGTGCCGGTCTTTGTCTTGGGCTTTTTCTTCGGTTCGTCCTCTTCGTCGTCTATGTCGAAGATCGCGTTACCGACGGCCTTTGACTCCTCGGGCGAAGCAGAGACTTCCACGTCTTCGTCTTCCCATCTCGGCATGAGTTTGCGTCCTCCTTTTCGTCAGGTTTGTGGACCTGGTTATAGCAATACTGAACATGCTGGATTACGGACTGCAAGGCCATTATTTGCCCCTGCATCTCGCCGACATCGCGCAGATTCGTAAAATCGGCCTTTGAAAGCTGGTCTTTTAAGCTGATTATCCTGCGCACGATGTACTGCTCAAGCGCAGCGTATGATCCGTCCCCAACAAGTTCAGCTATCCGCTCAATCTCTTCGGTAACCTGTGCCTCTGGCACTTTGCCACCTCCTGGCTATCACATAGGTACTGCCTGCGGCATGGGCATCCGCTGCCGCGCCTGTATTGGTATGCCCTGCGGCATGGGCATCTGCTGCGGTTGCGCTTGCATTGGTGCTCCCTGCGGCAATGCTTGTCCGCCAGCGCCCCCCATCATCAGCATGAGCTGTTTCATCTGCTGGAGCGAAGCCTGATCCTGCATCGCCTGTCTCGCTATCATTTCCTTCGGAATCAGGAACTTGTCTGTATTGCGCAGGTCGAAGCTGTTGATCCATTCTCTGAACAGCTCATATCTGTCTGCATACGGTATCTGTGCCTTGAGCACAAACGCCATCATCTCAGAGAGCTGCTGTCTCCTCAATTCCTTATTGACCGCTGGATCGGTGCTCAAGCCGCTAGGTCTGTAGTCGTATTCACCTATAAGCTGGCCCGGACGTACCAGGTTCCAGGTCTGCTGATGGACTCCAAACACCTTCACCAGCCTGGCCTGGTTTATGAACTCCTGATTGTTGCAGTCCATAAGATACAACAACCGTTTGATACCAAGTTCCTCAAGCAGCGCTATCTTCACGTCGAACCGCAAGGACGCGTTGCTGCTACGCAGCACATCAGCTGTCGCCGTCTCTTTGCGCGAGCTTTGGGCGCCTCTGATGACCGCTGGAGTTGCTAACGTGTTTTCCATGTCGGTTTTGATGATATGCTCGTCGGTGAACGTGCTCGGGTTGATGTCCTTGATTGTGATCTCTTTCACGTCTCGGTCTATCGCATCGACGTGAATCAGCATGTTGGGCCTACTTATAAGCTCGGATTCGTCGATGTCTGCATCTCTGCGCACCTGGAACCCCTTGTTGAGTGCGAAGGACATGGCGTCAATCCGCTGATTGCGGTTGGTGTTCAGCTCTTCCTGCATATCTGCGAGCAGCTCGACTGCACTCCGCCCGTAAGGCTCGCCGCCTCTCGGCTCATAGCTGTGCGCGAGTATAGGTTTCTTGCTGTGCCGCTTGTAAGGGTTATCGCCCTCGAACACCAAAGCCGTATTCTCGATCAGCAGGCAGTGCTGGTTGTCCTCCCAGTAGTGTAAAAGCTGATACAGTGAACTCTTGTGAGGTTCGCCATACTCGTCTTTCTCAGTCTCGTATCCGTCGTCAATGGCTGCGGTGCGCCCTACCGATCCCATCCTGTCTGATGCGGGATTGTCCCGGCTAGCATTGCGCCCGATTTCCTCCCAGTCGGGCTTAAAAACCTTGCCCGCGCCAGTCGAATCTAGCAGCTCAAGGTACTGCTCTATCCTCGATCTCGTCGCGAACTCACGAATGAAACAGAACCGCCAGGTGTCGGGGTTACAGGACTCGCCGCGGGGATCTACCCACACGTTCCAGAAATCCAGGTTGTCGATGTAATTGTCGTCCCAGACCGTCTCCTCCGATTCGATGTCCTGCAAAATCACTTGCGAACCTGCAGGCCCCCACGGAGTGATGATCGGAACCTCGATTGGCAGCTTATATTTCATCATTCGGACTTCGTATCGCCAGCCAACGCTCATGAACCCAGCAGGATAGACCATGAAATCAGTCACATATTGGTAGAACTTCGCCGTGATACGGTTCTTGTAAAGCTGCTGGTCAACCAAGGCGGCGGCGAGCTTGGCGTTTACATCCCGCTCAGCCATGATCTGCGGGTCAGTCACCTGGTACCCAGGCGCGGGCACGAAATCGCAGTACGGCCTCTGGCCGAAAAAGCTCTTTACCAGCCTCGCCCGAACTGTATCAATCTCTTGGTATGTCATAGGGATGAAAACGTTGGCCCTGCCTTCGACCTCTTCCCGCCAGCACTCGTAAAGCTGGTAACACCGCTCGGCAACTTCTTCGTAGTCCTTGCGGTAGCGGTCCGCGTAGTCGAAGCGGTTAATCAAGGCTATCCGCCGTTCGTCGAATCCCCTTTTGGAAAACGTCTGTGGCATGTCTAATCCCCGCCTTTAGTAGCCGGTAACTCTCGACAACGGTCTGGTCTTCAGCTTCCGCACCCTATATCTGCGCTTCTTCTCTTTCTCTGTCAGGATCGGAGGCAGCGGACACCTCTGGTGCATCTGAATGGCTATGGCAGCAGCCATCACCCTGTCGTCGTGGCAGCCATCTCTGGCCCTTGGCTTGCCGTTCTTGTCGTGAATGAACGTCCACATCTCTGACACCAGGCCCGCTGACATCGGCTTGAAGGATTTCTCCCTCACAGCCTTAGCCAGATCGTCGCACATGATCGGCCTAGTGACTGTATCCGTGCGCCAGCCGAGTTTGTCAGTCGGCTCGATGTCGTAATCCATGTGGTCAAGCTTAGTCTCGCGCAGGAAAAGCCGCCTGTAGTTCTTTCGTGCAGCGGCTTTGTTCGCAGTGAGGCCGTGATTGTTGACCTCAATCCCCAACCACGCCTCGTTATACCAAGTCGCCAGGTACACGCATTGTTCGCCGAACAAATCTGGGTCTATATGGCCCCACCATTCCGCTACCTGACGACCTGTATCCCTGTCTATCACTACCGCACAGCTGTAGTCTCCATGTTCTAAGCCCTCCGCAACGTCAGCGCCGACGACGTACCTGTGACCAGGCTGCGGCACGTCCCATATTTCGAGATACCCATGTGGGTGTTTCTCGAACCCGCTCTCGGTGACGTTGCCTTTAAGCCCCTGCCATGTCTGCTCCTGAAGTTCCGCAAGAATATCGACATCGAAGAACAGCTTGTCCACAGCCATAAACGCTTCTTCAGGACTCGCAGGATACTCGATCATGTACGTGTCTTTCATGGCCTTCTTGGTGGCCTCATACCACGCCTGATCTCTTCTCGGGTCAGACCACCAGGGCAGGAAGATGTGCGCAAAACCATTCTCTCCCCGCACCGCGCCTCTCCAGGTCTGCTCGAACAGCGTTCCTCTCTGGCCTGTGGAAAGTCCTATAACCTGCCCTCCTGTCGGCCTGTTGACTACCGGAAAACCTGCTCTCCATATCTCCTCCGCCCACTGCTGGAACGCCCACTCGTCGAGAATGATAAGGTTCGCAGTAAACGAACGCCCTGAATCAGGAGCCGCAGATAAGCTCCTAAACATGCTCGGTTCATTGTCCGGATGGTGTATCGTTACCTGCAACGACAGTGCTTCCCATACAGCACCCTTGTAGCCCTTCGGCTCCGTGCCCTTCTCTCTCGCCATCCACGGCGGCAGCCGTTTCAGAATAAACACGAGCCTGCGAACAAGCTCCTTTGCCTCCGGGTCCTCCTTGCGGCTTATAGCCACCACAAGAAACCCCGGCCTGAATAACATGCACCACAACGCGTAAGCAAGCACTAACCATGTTAAGCCAAGCTGCCTGGCCTTCAGGATTATTGTCAGCCTGTTCGTCCTAATGGTCTCAAGCGCTTCTTTCTGCTTCGGCCACAACGTGAAAGGGACAGCCAACCCCGGACTGTCCCTGTCCTCAATCTGCACATACCGCTCGATGAATTCCCGCACACTTTCCCGAGCTTGCTTTAACCATATCTCAACACGTGCCGCCGCTTGCAGAATCAGCTCTCGTCTTGTCTTGGCCGGAAGCCGCGACTTTGGTTTGTCAGTAGTCGTGGCTTGTGCCATAAACATCAGCTCCGATTAATCTGTTACCAGTTTATGGAGAGGGGAATTATGAAATTTTATGTTGGCGGATGGAGAACGACTCCTCATAAGTGCCACCGGCTACGGGCGCGACCCCCCCTCCCTGCTCCCTCGTATCATTCAGCACGTCCCCTCGCATCCAGGAGGATTCAGCCCAGCCAACTGCCACAATTCTTCTTCGCTCAGTCCGGCTAAGCGTCCTGTCACGTCAATTCCTCCCGAGACTTGAACGTCCGTTTGATCACGCCAGCCTGCGTTGTTCTTCAGCCAAAAAATTGCACCGGCAGGGGAGCCTTTTCCGGTTAGCAGCCGTTGTTCAACGTCAGCCTCGCAGCGTGCTTTTGCCTGTCGGATCAGGTCAGCTATTTCCTGGTCCTCGTATTCGTTCTCGTACCTCAGCAGAGTCTGGCGATTGGTTCCGAGCGCCAGAGCCAGACCAGTGACGGTATAAGGCTTTTTTTGTGCGTCACAGTCAGCGAAGTAAGCGTCGATTTTCTCCTTCAACTCCCCTGCGTCCTCAAACTTTCTTCTCACTGCATTCACCTCCCGGCTGCCGAAAAAATCCCTTCCCTTCCTCCTCCCTCACACTCCCTCCTCTTTCCCTACCAGTGCGCACAATACTATCGCCTAGAAGAGTATTCGACGAAGTGAGGGAAAGAAAGAGAAAAGACACCCACCCCCCTATATCCCCCCTCCCTAGAAAAGAGAAAGAAAGCTAGCTGCGAAAACAACAAAGTCCCGAGCTTTTCAGCCGGGACTCAGAAGGAGGAGGGGAATGTCAAGATACACTTCCCTACTATCCTCAGTATACCATACTCCCTGTCAAGTTCGTGCCGACATTTTGCCGACATTTTGACGACATTTTGACGACCATTTGCCGACCATTTGGCGACCAAATGCCGACTCTTTGACAAAATCACCCGTGCAAGCACGAAAAAGCGCGAAAAAGCGCGAAAAAGTGAGAAATAGTGAGAAATAGTGATATCATACTATTGCATCAGGCCAGATTGCTCATAAAGCACGAAAACGTGTCTATATCCATGTTGCTACCGTAATGGTATGGTGGTATGATATAGACGAAAGGAAAACCGAGGAGGAAAGGGGGAATAAAAAATGAGCTTTAAAAATTTACAAAAGAAATATAAAGCAGTGAGGAAAAAATATGAGGATGCGAATATCAAATATCTAAAAGAACTACATCAATACGATGATCTACTTGAAAAGGATTTGGAAAAATACATTGACATAGATATGGAGCTAAGGAAAAAATACAGGGTTGATGAATTAGATAAAGAATTAATCGAAGTAGAAAAGGAGTTAATAGAAAAAGGTAGGGATGCTCTATATAAAACAAAGGAATTCCAACAATTACCGCAGTTGAAGCAGCAGCAAATCAGGCAACTCCTGGAAGATAAAAGCCTATTGAGGCTTTGCAATATCAGGGAAAAGGTTCTAAATATCTTAGCGAACTGGAAAATGACTTAAATGAATGCATTAATGAAGCAGAGTGACGGGGAGTAATCCCCGGTAATGCACAAGCCCGGTCACAAGTCCGGGCAGAAGGAGGAAAGGAAAATGAAGAGAGAAAAAATGCGGTTCAGAATTCACATTCCCGGGCAACCGGAATATAGCGTCACCGGTTCACCTGAGGACGCTATTGAGGCATTTGAGGAGGCCCTCTGGGAGGCACAGCTCCTCCCGGACGACGAGTGCCTAACCACCGCGGACATGGGACTCCCGGGCGGTGCGCCGCTCGAGAGTCTACTAGAGGCAAAAGGCTTCCTCACATACGGGGAAGCCTATGTAGAAGTGGTTCGGGCGGAGGCCTAGCGCCTCCGCCAACCCTGCAGAGTGACTGCAAAATATAAGGAGGTAAAGAGCAATGTTAAGCAAAAACAAAATTTATCAGGTTGTATATAATTATCTAGTAAGCAACGAGAGGATAGAAAACCTCGACGATCTATTAAAGACATGGACAGTATCAGACCCGACGAAAGCAAGTAACGGAGTAGGAGCCCTTATAACATTGTGCGCCGCGCTCCGCGATGAGATGCGGAGCGAAGCGAACAAGGCCTGCGGCAAGGCGGACATAGAAAAGTCCATGAGGGCGATTATAAAAAACGCGCCCGAACACATGCGCCAATTGCACGGCGCTATCGTCAAAGGCGGCAAACAATACGCCTGCGACGGGCACCGGGCAATGTGTCTAAATACACCGATTGATCTCCCCGCGGCGCCGGAGCCGTGCACGGTAGATTTTGACCGATTGTTTACCGATGCCCGGCACAACGCCACCACGCGCCTAGCAACGCCCACGCTAGGCGAATTGAAAGCCTATATAAAAATTAAAAAGGCCGAGAACAAGGCCAAGTACGGCAAAAGAGCAAACAAGGAAACAATCTTATGGTATTTTGGGGAAGGCCGCCCCGTCGTCAATGCGGCTTATCTACTGGACATTCTGACGGCCTTCCCGGATGCCACAATCACGTGTGGCACTATGACCGCCCCGCTGTACTTCTGCCATACCGACGGGGATGCGATTTTACTACCGGTGAGGATGAAAGAACAGGACAGGACAGCATAACGACTGACCGCCCCGGCAGCGGGGAGAAAGCGCAGAGTGACGCCGGAGTAATCCGGCGGTAATGCACAGGCCCGGTCACAAGTCCGGGCAGAAGGAGGAGA